TTTTCTGCGGAGTTTGTCAGCGCGCCACAATATGTTCCTGTGATTGAACTCCTAACCCAGAAAGACAAAGTAACTGTTGCCGCCGACGCTCCACCAAAACCCAGATCAGAACAATTTAGCCCTTCAATTGGTTGTTCAATTACGTACAAATCTCCAGATGCAATAGAAGTATCTGCGGTAGAAACTGTATATATGGTGCTGTTGATATACCCAGCCGGAGCAGTTGTTGATTGCTGCGATGAAACTACGGTTGTGCCAGCAACAAATGTTTTCCAACGATCTAATTGAAAGTTTCCACTAGTGGCAGAAGATGTACTAACACTCGCCCCAGCATTGCGCTGGTCGATCCGCATATCCCCGTTAATAATACGGTTACGGAACCCAAAGCCGCCTGTAAACGGGCTAGTAGTCTGTGTGCTACCGTCGTTAAAAGTTAAGCCGTTAGTGCCGTTAATTGAGACTGACATTATTTAGCCTCCAACTGTTCATCAGTAGGGCGAGTCAATGTAGGATGCTCCCACTTGGCTATGTAATCGCCTTTACCATCAGAATCGTTTTGCAAAATAATGCCGATCATAAAATCACGGTCTGTAAGTTCTGGGTAAATTTCTTTTATTTTTTGAAATAAAGTCATCATGCAGCCCTTACTAAAACACCATCAAACCAAGTTGCAGTTGATGCTGTGTATTGCGCTGTCGTTGCTAATACATACGCAAATAATTCAACATAATCTGTAGAGCCGTTCAAATAAACTTGAGCAGATACTGAACTACCAAAAGAACTCCCATTTGCTGTTCCAAGATTTACGCCAAAGCGATGTGCAGAGCCATTTTTGTAAATAACAGGTATGGCTCTATTTGCATTTGTGCTTGTTCCAGCATCAAGCGAACCAGTAATTAAATAATATCCAGCAACAGTAGGCGTAAAACGATAATTTGTTGTGCTATCAAAGCAGCTTGCGGTGTCCCAATTTTCAGAGTTAAACACCATTTTGGTGAATACACCTGAAGTAATCGTTGTTGTTCCAGTGACTGACGCACTAAATGCTGGCCCAGTACCAGCAAAAGTAGATGCAGTAGTAATTACAGTTCCTGTGTTATCAGGCAAAGTCAGCGTTCTATTAGAAGCAGTCGTAGGCTCCTGAAGCGTTACGCTACCACCACTTGTGCTGTTTAGTTTAAGCGGCATTTAATTGATCCTCAGTAGGACGAGGCAGTGTCGGATGATCCCATTTAGCTATGTAATCACCGTTACCGTCAGAATCGTTTTGCAGAGTGATGACAGTCATAAAATCCATGCTAGTAAGTTCAGGGTATATGCCTATAATTTTTTCGTAGAGTGTCATTACGCAGCCCTCACCATTGAACCGCTAAAGTAAACTGTTGAAGCACCAGAATCTGTCGCTAAAGTAGCAATGCTCGGGCTGTAAGTGTGCGCGGTATAGAGTTCAACGTAGTCAGTTGACCCATTTAAGTACACAACATCGGATACAGAAAATGCTACGTAAGAAGCGCCGCCGATTGTGTTTTGTGTTCCACCCCTGTAAGCGCTACCATTTTTAAAAATGGCAACAGTAGCTACATTTTGTAAAAAGAATGTTGAAGATGTTGAAAACTTTACTAGCCCGTTAATTTGATAATACCCTGCTACATTGGGTGTAAACCGGTAGTTTGTTGTTGAATCAAAACATGAATTAGTGTCAAAAGCCTCGGTATTTAGTATTACTTTTGTATATGTGCTTACTGAAATTGTTTGCCCTGCGCCTGAATAGTAAGCGCTAAACGCGGGGCCATTACCAGCCACACCCGTAGCCAAATCAGATTGAACAATCGTAGCATCAGGCAAACCACCTGCCGCTAGTCCTGTAATCGTCCCATCTCCGCTTAATGTCATTGGCATAATCGTTCCTTACACAATCGTCCAGGTGGCACCACTTGGCACCGTCACCGTTACGCCAGAGCCAATCGTTGAGTTCTTACCACTGATGCCATCGTAGCCCGTTGGGAACGTCACCGACGTGTTGATCGTCTGGTTGGTAAACATAATGCCATTGGAAGCAGCTAATTGTGTCGCTCTCAAGTCACCCAACGACGGGTTGTAGGTTAGCTTAGTGCTGGATACCGTAGCCGTTGAGAACGTACCGCTGGTCGCTGTGGCAAACGTTGGGTAGTAGCTTGCGTTCGTCGTGGTGTCGTCCGACACCGTCGTGCTAACAGGCGCTGCGGCCCACTTAACGCCAGACGTTTCTGCGGAATCAGCGGTCAACAAGAACCCATTCGTGCCGACAGCCAGGCGGATATTGTCTGACCCGTTCGATACGATCAGATCGCCCTTCGTGGTCGTCGGTGCTAGTGCATCGAAGGCCGCAACAGCCGTTGTCTGGCCAGTGCCGCCATTGGCGATCGGCAGTGTGCCGGTTACCTGCGTTGCCAGACTAACGTTTGAGAGCGTGCCGCCCAATGTCAGGTTGCCGCTGGACGTTACTGTGCCGGACAAACTGATGCCGTTGACCGTGCCAGTGCCAGCTACGCTTGTGACCGTTCCAGTGTACTGATCGTTCGACGTGATGGTGAAATTAGGGTACGTGCCGCTGATGCTGGTCGTTCCAGCACCTGTCAATGCCACCGTCTGGTCTGGCGCGCTGTTTGTGATAACGCCAGTAGATGAACTGTAACTAATGCCCGTGCCTGCGCTGATAGCCGACCTAGCGCGCGAATCCAAATAGTATTGGTTCGTACCTTCGTTGATATTAGTTGTCGTCAAACTGACCGCACCTGTTTGGCCGTTGACCGAAGTGACTAAGTTCGACTGGTCGATCTTCTGCCAGACCGTGCCATTGAACATCAACCAGTCGCCAATCTGCCAATCGGTGATGCCGTTCAGATTAGTCGATCCTGCCGTGGCTACGATGTAGTAATAGCCATTGACGCCAACGCTGGAAGTCAGTGTTGGGGTGTTCGTACTGGCGTCCCATGTGCCTTGGTAGTTAAGACCACCTACCACGTTAGCCCACGAAACAGCCGTTCCGTTGGTTGTGAGAAACTTACCCGCATTGCCCGTCTGGCTAGGGTAAATGTTGTTAATCTGCGTCTGTAATGACGCCAAAGTATCAATGACCGTCTGCGAGGTGCCGCCGCCATTAGTGATGACCTTGATCCGCTCGGCTAGATCAGGTGCGACCACCTCACCGACGTTGATTTCACGCCCGTTTGAGAGCGTAATGACGAGTGAGCCGTCAAAATCGATCTTGGCGTCCGTAACCGACACGCCGTCTTCGCCATCGACCCCATTAACACCGTCTTTACCGGCTGGACCCATCGGCCCTGTCGCGCCGTCCCGGCCTGGGCGACCGTCTTTACCGTCTTTACCGTCACGTCCGTCGATACCATCGACACCGTCGCGTACCGAGTTGACCCGATCAGTGATTTTCTGACCCAGATCGTCGTATTTCGCGCGAATGTCCGCCTCGATCTTCTTCAAGGCGTCTACCACCATGCCGACGTTCTCACTGACACGACGTTTTTGGTTGCTTCTAGCCTCTAAAAGTGACGCACGAACCGACTCCAGAACAGCATTTTGCTGCTCTGGCGTCATGTTTTGCAGAATTAACTGTTTAGCGAGGCTTTCAACGTCCATTCGACAGCTCCTTGGTCAGCTCATCAAGGAAATCCTCTTCCATGCCGCTGATCTTGTTCTGTTTATCCGCCATCTGCATCTCAACAATCTTCGATTTGTTCTTGATGTCGGCTTCTTTCAGCATTAACTCGGCTAATTTGACCCGCTTGTCGAACTCTTTGGACGCCAGATCATCGCTAGTCGGCAAATTCTGCGTGGTCGCCGACATAATCTTCGCTTCCGTCTCGACGGGCTTCAATCGCGCCTCGATCAGCGTCTTCGTGGCCTCCGCACGGTTCTGCTCGGCCTGCGTCTGATTGACCGCGATCTGCGCCTGCGCCGCCTCCACCGCCAACTGCTGCTGCATCTGCGCCATCTGCTGCTGTTCTGGGTTCGGCTGCGCCATCTGTGTCAGCGACTCCATCAACTCCATGCGGTTTGACAGTGAGCTGTTGGCAACGATGCCCTTCAGGATCAACGGAAGCACCGGTGTATCCGGCCCCAAAGTCTGCAACAAGGCAATAAACTGCGCCTGCTCGTACTCGCGTGCAATGATGCCCAAGGTCGCCGTCGGGATGAAGTTCATATCCACCGACGGATACCGCTCGGGGTCGAACTGCATGTACCTAAATGCCGACTTCTTAATGAACGGCATCAAGAAGTCTTCTTGGAAGTTCACCAGCGTGCGTTTGTACTTCTTAATGATCGAGGCAACCGCCATCGACATGCCGGCGTTGCCGCCGTCACGCGAGACTTGACTGACCATACCTTGACTGTCCAGCGTGCCGGTCGCCTGCAACAGCATCGTCTCAAACCGCTGCGCGGTGGCCAAGTTGTCGTTCGACGTCTGGCCAAACTTGAACGGGAACAGAATCTCGTTCGGGTTGCCGTTCGTCAGAATCGCCTTGCCCGGACGCACTTCAAACTTCGCGCCACGCGGCAGACGCGTCGCATCCATCGCCATCATTGGTGCGGATGTTAGCGCCAGTCCATCCAGATGCGAGCGCACTTCTGCGTCAATCGCCTTCTGCATGTTGTACGCCTTCTCCACCGTCCCCCGGCCTAGCAGGCGGTTGGGCACCGTATCGTCCTGGTACGACAGCACCGGACGATCCTTCATCATGTACGGATTCTCTTCGGCCTTCAAGAGCATCCCGTCGTTGGCAATCACAACGATCGCCTCGACCATGTCGCTGTAGTCCTCGGCCGCTGAATCCTCCGGGAACAGATCGACCATCTCCTCGTCGCTTTCGTTCAACTTGGCGATGTACTCTTTAGGCACCAGACCGTAGTAGGTCAGAAGCTTGACCTTCTCATCCTCATACTGGCTGACCTCTTGCGTGGGCTCGAGATCAGTATCTTCATACGTCGGGGTGATGTTGACTTTGCGATAGATGCCGCGCTCGATGTTGCGCACCACCTTGTGGATCGATACGTACTTCTCAATCGCCACACCCATGCAGTCGTCGACCGACGTGCCGTTCGGATCAAATAAGAAGTTCTTAGGGTTTACCGGCACTAACTTCACCGACACCCGCGGCTTCTCAATCACACCAATCGCCGCCTGCCCCACCTGCCCCGGAATCGGTTGCGTAGCCGGCATGTATTCCTTCTCCATGCTGACGACGATCTCACCAATACCGGTGCCATAGATTTCGGCTAACAACTCGATGTGATCGATAGATTTTCTGATCTTGTCCTTCTTGAAGTCTTCCATCAACTGGCGCTTTAGCACCTCCACGTCTAGCGGATTGCCGTCGATGTCCTTCAAGTCGTCTTCGATGTCGAAGTACTCGCCCGAGCCAAAAATCGCCTCCATGATCTCGGCGTGGCGCGTCTCCACCGCCTGCTGCGTCATCGGCGTGACCAGGCGGGAGCGTTCAGAATCGCGGGTCTTGTCTTCGACTGCCCATTCACCACGGAAGATACGTTCGTACTCTTCCCAGTTCGGCAGGAAATTGACATCTCGGTAGGTACGCCACCGATCACAATGATCAGTCACGAAAGAAACTAACTCTTTATCGGCCTCGTCTGGCTGATCAAAGTCGTTTTGGTCCATCTCACACTCCAGCGATCACGTCGATTGGTTCCCAATCATCATCCGCGTCGTCCGCAAAGTAAGAGGTTACGGCCAACTGGTCTATGTAGGACAATGCATCGGGCAGGTCATCATGCACGCCCTGCGCAGGAAACAACAGCAGTTGGTCGAGGAATGTTTCCCAATCGCCGTCTTCGTTTAGCACGATGCGTCCATGCTCGAAACGACCTTGGAGTCCCCAGATTATCCGGTCGGCCTTTTTTCGGTTGCCGTGCGTCAGGTCAACTATGTGCGAATATACATTATTCTTACGCATTAAGTCACTCAAATACGGCAAAACCGCGTTCTTTAGCGCCCCCCGCTCGATCCCCACCGACATCGGCCGGTAGTCGCGCATGGCCATTAGAATCTTCGCCGCCGTCTCCCGGATGTCCCACCGCCCGTGCCAGATGTCCTTCACCCACCACGTGCCGTCCTCGGTCACCTTCACAATCGCAATCGCCGACTCGTCCAGCCGCTTCTTAGAATTCGCCGCCTGCTTGGCCACCTCTTCAAACCCCGCCAGATCAACCGCCACGTAGTAACTGCCGTACTGCGGCTCGTCGCTGTACTTGATCCAGTCTTCCTTGAACACGTCCGACCCGGCGTTGTCAAAGCTCGCCATGTATTCTTGCTTAAATGCAAACGTCGACAAAGTCTTCTTTGCTGACTCGATTTCAGTCGGGTCAATCAGCGGGTTGTCCTTGGTGGTGAAGTGCCAGCTTTTCCAGTCGTCATCGTCTTGCGTCTGCCCCAACTTGTACAAGTCATGAAACCAGTTCCGCCCCTTGGGCGTGCCGATGAACAACCCCCGCCCCTTCTTGTCCGACAAGGACGCCCGAATGACCTGCTCCCACGCCTCGGGCTTAATGTCGGCCACCTCGTCCAGCACGGCGTAGGTCAAACTCACCCCCCGCAGCGTGTCCGGCCGATCGGCGCCCCTGACATAGATCGTCGCCCCGTTGATTAGCGTGATGTCCTGGTTGTTGATGTGACTGCCGGCGATCACGTCCCGTCCCAGGTCCAGCAACACGTTCCAGATAATCTGCCGCGCCTGCCCGTTAGTGGGCGCCACATACAGCACGGCTGACCCCGGTGGGCAACGCAGCCCCTCAATCAACAAGGTGGTTGCCGCCAGTCGGGATTTTCCACACCGGCGCCCGGCCGCCACCACTTTAAAGCGCGTCGGGTCGGAGAAGACCGTCTGCTGCCACGGGAGGAGCTGAAAGTTAAGGTCAGCCATCAGTCCGGTGCCCCGAACGGGTCTTTGTACATGAACGCCGGCTCGAGCGGAGACGGCTGCATTTGGTAAGCGCGGGCTTTTGCAAAGGTGTCTAACCCTAACTCGTCAGGGTCTACATTGTATTGGCGCATAAAAAACTCTTTCCACGCGGTGGGGTGGGTAGGATTTTTTAGCATCCGTCCTTCTGGTGTGGCGGAGGGCCAGTGCGGGCGATTGTCGTAAGGGCTGATAACTTCGGTGACGCCCGACTTCCAAGCGCCGCGATAGTCGTAGTCTGCATTGTCAAGCATAAGCTGCAAAGCCTTACTATTGCTCAACTTTTCGACCGGCACTCCGGCGTCTTGCGCCAAGTATGGCTTAACAGACGAAAACAATTGAGTCCCTTGCAGCCACTTTTGAAACTGCTTCTCTTCTTTGTCCGAGAGTTGCGTTGGTTTCCAAGGCATGGCACTAAATTTTTCGTACTGAGCTATCCAATTATCCATTGATGTCTCCTTGGGGCTGGAGCGTCTCCATCTCGAGCGTCAGCGGCTCGGATGCGCTGGGCGCGCCGATCTGAAGTGGCGTGCCGTCCATGCCGGTAATGTTGATGGTGACTGCGCTGCGCTGGCCGTTGGTCTTCTCGAACATACTGACCGGCAGCGTGCGGTCGACGCACATCTTTAGCGCCGCCATCTGGC